TCGCTGGTGTGTTATTGATTGATGATTGATTGTGTAGTGTTGAATTTGGATTAGCACTTGCAATTGTTGCTGGTGTAGATCCCTGTAATCCTAAGTTTGACGATGGTAATAAGTCTAATAGTCCCATATTAATTGTTTTAATTTATTATAAATAGTTTATTTATGAAGATTTATAACTTCCGAGTACTTGTGCTCTACCGACTTTGTTAGAATCTAAGTATACATTTCCTCCTGCTTTTACTACTGCTATAAGTTCTGTTAATTTAGCTTCTACTACTGCCATAGATCCTTCCTCTGATTTTCCTTTAGCTTCTCCTGCACTATCTCCTCCCATTCCAAAAGCTTCTGCTAAAGATACTAATGCTGGTGATACTGCTGCAAGCATTACTGCTCCTCCGATTGCCGGTATTGCCAGAACTCCTGCTAGGGCTACTGCTCCTAATCCTGCTGCTATACTAAATAAAGCCATTCCAACTCCTAATAATCCTGGTGCTGCGGCTGCTATTTGCATTAAGGTTGTTGCTAGTATTGGAAGTACTCCGGCTGATGCGACTGCGCTTAGTAGTGTTAGTGGTATAATCATCGCACTCATTGCGACTGCTGCTAATAACATTCCTGGGAATGCAAGGAATCCTGCTGCTCCTAGTAGCCCCATCCCTATTCCTGTTGCTCCTAATCCTAGTCCTGCTGCTACTCCTTTGTCTGCCATAGTATCTAGTAACTGGTTGAATAGGCCAAAGCCTGCTTGTCCAGCTGTTAACACCATAAACCCTGCTCCTACTGCCATTAATCCAACTCCTAAAGCTGCTAATGCTAATGCTCCCATAGCAATTGGCGTTAGTAAGAATCCTAAACCTGCTGCTGCAAGAGCTAATAAAGGTACTGCTATTGAGAATGCTATAATCTTATCTGTATCTACATCTTTTAATAAACTGAATGCATATGCTGCTGGTATTAAAGCTAGAGCGACTATTCCTAAAGCTAAGGCTCCTTGTATAACGTTACCTCCTATCTTACCCATAATGGCTAAAGTAAGCCCTAACATAGCTATTGATCCTGTAAATGCTAACATCTTAGCGGGATCAACATCTTTAATAATCATCATAGCAATTGCTAATCCTCCTGCTATTGCAACTCCTGCAATTCCTAATGCTATTGCTCCTTTTATTATATCGCCCATTTGTTTACCCATACTGGCTAAACCATCTCCTAGTCCTTTTAAAAATCCTTTTATTCCTCCACCTTTCTTTGCGTCTGCTCCTCCGGCATCTCCTGCAAGACTTTTCGTCTTATCAGCTGCTGGACCCATTATCTTATCTTTTAAGCCTCCAGCTCCTCCTTTAAATCCTCCTGTTAAATTATCTTTAAGGCCTCCTAAAGCGGATTTTAATCCTCCACTTTTAAATAAACTTGTTATACCTGTTAGAGCTTTTGCTCCTAACTGGTACATTGATCCAAAAGCTTTCCCTACTCCCGATACTGCTACTCCTAAGAAATTAGCTGCTACTACTGCTAGAAGTATTGCTTTTCCTATAGGGTTTCCTACTACCATTGCAATAAGCTTTGCTACAGGTGTTATTACAAACATCAATGCATCTACTAAATTAACAACTACATCCAAGACTGGGGCAAATGCTTCTGCTAATTTTTGCATACCTACTTGCATCTTTTCTTGAACATCCATTGCTTTTGACTGCTCTAAAGTAACTCCTCTTGCTTTTGCTATTTGCTCGTCAGTCATGTTCTTCATTGCTTCTTGCGTTAGTACGCTTTTAGCAAGTTGATCTCTGGACATTCCTAATGCTTTAGCTAAACTTTCTTGTTCAAGACGGTTCATACCAGCGTACTCTGCTGCTGATGCTCCGTTCTTCTTTAGTTCATTAGCTACTCCTTCTAGGTCGTTATTCAATGCAAGTTCTCTTGCTTTAGATAGGTTTAAGTTTTTCCCGGTAAGTAATTGTGCTTCTAATTCTGCAGATATAGAATCTTCAAAATTAAGAAAGCTTCCTGCAATTTCATCTACTTCGCTTAGACTTAATCCTAATCCTCTTGCCGCTACTGCTGCAGCTCCTATCTTCTTCTCACTATTTCCTAAAGAAGCTGTTATACTATCTGAAGCACCTAGTACATCCTGTAACACTACTCCGTGCGCTATTCCTGCTCGATTTGCTCCATTATACGCATTTACTGTATCGTAAATTCCTTGTCCTACTTGATCTGCAGACTTTCCGGTAGTCTTCATTAAGATTCCCATTCTACCTGCTTGTTCGGCTGAAAGTCCTAATAAATTTTTAGCTTCTGCTAATTGTGCTATTTGATCTGGTGCAAATACTAGAGTTGCGGATACTCCTAACTGTTTTGTTAGTTCTGCTGCGGTTTGTAAAAATTGTGCTGATGTTGCTAATCTATCATTAACTCCTGCAATAGATGTTTCGTATTGACCTGTTAACTGTTGTACTTCTACAGATGCTTTATTTACTCGGAAGAATCCGTCTAATATTGCTGTAATTATTGTTAATGGATCTAAAAGAGCTTTTCCAAAGCCGGAAGCTAAGGGACCTAAGCCTTTCATCATGATAGCGGTCTTACTTATATGCTCTCCATTTCTTGCTGCTGCTTCTGCAGCCTCTTGCATTGCTTTCTTAGATTCTTCTATAGAGTCTTTGAATATTCCTGAGTTCATTCCCAGTTTACTCATTATCCCATCTATACCACCTATGATTGCTCCACTAACTCCTAATGAGTTACTTACTTGCTTTTCAAATGCCAGTCTTTTTTTATACTGATCTTCTACCTCTGCTGTAAGTGATTTTTCAATTTCAAAATGATCAGCTGCTGCTCGTAAGATTGCCTCTTCCTGTATTGATAACTTATCTAGGTACTTTAACCTTTCTATAGTTTCTGCAGTTATTTTTCCTTCAAACCCTAAACCTATCTTTTGTCTAGCTAGTCTTTCAGCTTGGTACTGTAACTCCTTTATATGGTTTTGGTTTTTTGATCTAAGTTTGTCTAACTCTTCAGAAGTCAGATTACTTATCCCCATAGAAGTGTCCTGAAGGTTCCTTGCAATACTATCCATTTTTCTATACTCTGCTGCTGATTCAGCTTGTATAGTTCTCTGTTTAGAAAGTTCCCCTGTTATGGACTTAAGAATGTCTCTTAATTCCCCGGCATTTTTATTTTCGTATTGATCTGACATTCAATAAAGATTTTAATATAAATAGCTAAAGCTTCTATTATCTAGAAGCTTTTGTACTATAATCCGGTGCTTTTATATGTCCGTTTTGCAATACCGATGCCTTACCGGATTGCTGCTGCTGTTCCTTATTCTGTTTTTGATAATGTTCTACCATAGTTCTATGAATATACTTTCTTAACCATATCGGAAACTCGTATACTGTATCGAAAGAGTACCCTCCTTGTCCGTTAAAAACTATGTCATGTAGTTGAGCAAATAACCCGGCTCTATATTCCGGCGTCAGGCCAAAGAAAGCTAACCCCAATTGGGATATCTACCCCTCCTTCAGGTCCATCTTCTGGGAAGAATTTTAAGTCAACATCCGGTTGTACCTGTCTAATGTGTTCTCTAAATGCTCTAGAGTCTCTTGCTAATAAGTAATTATCGACAAAATCTCTAATTGCTTTAGGTGTTGAATCTCCTTCTACAGAAGTAATTATTCTTTTCAATCTTGTAGATAATTCCGGAGAAGCATCTTTTGTTAATTTTTTTAATCCTTTTACTTCTTGATCGATAAATTGCTCATCTGCGTGAGTAAGTAATTTGAAAGTAACATTGGTACTTGAAGATGGCATTATATATGCAAATTCATTTTTACCTCCCTTAAGAGCATCGTAATTAATTTCTTTAGTTTTTAATTCTGCAAGATCAACTACTTCTTTTCGTCCTTTGTATTCAAATTCATAATCTTTACCGTACCCTAATACCCTAGAAGCAACTAGAATTGCATTCTTATCTCCTAATAAAAGATCTCCGTAGTTGATTGGAGTTACAATAAGAGATTGTAGTAATTTATCAATAACTACTCCTTGTTGTATGTAGTTTTGATTTGTTAGAATATCTTCCTCACGAGCTGTCATGTATTTCATCTCGATTTTACCTTCTGCTAATGCAGAATCTTTAGGATAGAGTAACCCTCTTGATGGTAATTCTACCATTTCGGTAGGAAATTTTTGCTTTTGTTCCATAAATTTTATTTGTTAGTAACTTTTTCTATATATAAATATATGAAAAAAACTTTTTTAAAACAACAAAGCCCGGCTACTGCCAGGCTTGTTAATTTTATTTGAGTGGTTATTAGTAATTTAATACACAATAATCCATTGCAATTGAAATTCCTATCTCTACTACTCCGTCAGCAGAAGTCCAGTCAAATTGTCCAAAATCTCCTTTTGTTAAGAAAGCTCCTTTGATAATCCATTCCCCTACGATATCTCCTACAGGACCTAGAATGTTTAAAGTTAAATCTTTCTTATAGAAATCTGAATATCCAGCTCTACCTGTTACTGATTCATATCCTAAACGAGCCCATTCCATTACTGCTTGAGCCCCTGAAGGTGTGATTGGTGAGTATAAAGTCATATCCATATCCTGCCACTCTCTTTTTCCTCTTATTTTTCTGTAAGAGTTAATGTGATCAAGTTTGATCATAGAATCTTGAAAGTTAGGAGCTTTCACGTTTTTAATCATGAATGCTGGGATATTGTCTATGTACATTACGAACCTGTGCTGAACCATTGGTTCGAAGGCTCTGAACATTATTTCGTTTGGATCTAATACTGCCATTTTATTGTTTACTTATTTAATTATAAATATCTGTGTTTCTAAATATTATACAAACGTTGCTCCTGTTGGTTCAATTGTGAAGTCTAATACTACGAATTCAATTGTTTTAGCTGGTTGAATGTAGATTTGTCCTACTAATTGATTTCTATCAACTACATCTGCTGAGTTGTTAGATTCGTCCATTACTACTCTGTATGCATAAAGACCTTGTCTTTGTACTACTGATTCTAAGTAAGGATTAACCGTCGCTAAGAATTTATTTCTTGTTGCAATAGTATTTTGTTCGAATACTAAGTTTTTAGCTTGGTCACCAATGAACTTCTTAAGTTCTATTAACAAACGTCTAACGTTTACTCTATCTAAAGCTGAAGCTTTTGTTTGTAATGTTTTTTGTCCGAATACTGATATACCTGTTCCTGGGAAAGAAGCAATTGGATTTACTTTTCCTGAGTATAAAGTATCTCTTTCTCCTTTTGTTAATCTTCTTTGTGCTTGAATTACTCCTGGAATACCTCCTCTTACAAGTCCTGCTGGTGCAAACCATGGTGCTGAAGCTGCATCTGTGAATGTATAAACTCCTGGTATTACAACTGAAGCTGGTATCCATTCATTCTTACCTGTAGCTGATTTAGTTTGTAACCAAGGCCAGTAAGATGCTGCGTAAGAACTATTTAATACTGCTGCTTCATCTGTTACTTGAGAAAGTGTAGATTCATATCCTACTAAGTCTACTACTGCAATACAATCTCCTCTATTTTCTGCTAAAGAGATAAGTGCGTCTGTTACTGTTGAGTGATCTGCTGTAGTTACTCCTGGTGCTGTTATTACATTGAATTGATAATCATCTCTATTCTCTAATAATGCAATTGCATCTGTATAATCTCCTGCTATTAATCCCTGTGTTTGAGCGTCTATGTTTTTAAAGAAGTTAGCTCCTGCTATAATTGTACCTCCTGCACTATGAAATGCTCCAGAAACTGCTTGCGGTAAAGATGCTGAGTAAGAAAGTCCTGCTGCATCTGCATTAACTGATACTCCGTCGTTTCCTAGGTAGTTAATTGTAGGTAAATTTACTGCACTTACTCTAATAAAGTTTGATCTATTTGGATAATCTCCTACTAGTCTTAAAAATGTTGAACTTCCGTCTGTACCAATTGTTGTATATTGACTACCGATTCTTTTCTCGATATAATCATCTGAAGCTGGATCTAATGAAAGGTTGTTAAACGTTTCTAAGATTACTTTAGTATTTGTACTATCGTCTCCTCTTCTTATTGATAATGTAAAAGTACCTCTAGAGTTATTTACATTTGTGATTTCCCATCTTAAGTTATCTTCTGAACCTGATACTAAAGATCCGTCAGAGTTTTGAGCTCCTGCATCTGTTGCTAGAGGAGAGTTGTTGTAAATAGCTCCTTTACCTATTGTATTAATTGAGAATGGGAAAGAAGAAGCTGCTGCGTCTGTACCTCCTGCTATTGTGAATAAGCTTGATGATACGGTAGAGTCTGTAATAGATCCTGTAAAGAATGTAATTCCATTTCTTAAAGTACCAGCTACTGATCCGCTTAAAAGTAAATTTGCTCCTGATCCTGTTGCTTGTAATACTCCTGGGATTGCATTGTTAATTTCTGCTGCTAAGCTAGTTACTGTTGCTGCAATTGTTGAACCTGATTGGAAGAAGTATACATTACCTGTTCCACTATCTGCTGGAAGTGGGGTACCTGCTGGAATAAATCTATAAGCTGCTGTTCCGTACTGTACTTTAAACTCTTGATTGACTGCAATGTCATTTGTTAAAGTTCCTGATCCAGTTGCTCTATTTACTCCTGTTACTTTGTTAGAAGCAATGTTTGTACTTTGTGCTTCTGAGTAATCAGGGCCAATGTGGTCTACGACTCTAGTGATTAAGGCTGTATTACCTCCTTGAGAGAAGTAATTCTTAACGGCTAATGAAGTTAAATATTCGAATTTGTCTGAACCTGAGGCGAAAGTTACTCCGAACTTTCTTACATAATCATTATAAGAAGTTACTACTGTAGGCATTTCTACAGGCCCTTTAACTGTTGGTCCAATAAATGCTGCTCCTACCGCTACCGGTGCTGGTTGTATAAAAGAAAGGTCGTTTTCTCTTGTAAATACTCCTGGAGAGATAATTGATTCTGCCATGTTTATTTAATTTGTTTTAATTTATTATAAATATCTTGGGATTTCGATAACCATCTTATATGATTAGAGGTTCTATATTCTCTAATAAATAGGAAAGGAGAGTCAAAACCCTCCTTATATTCCTCTTACTTTTTACAGTAATTATTCTGCTACTTCTACTTCTTCTACTAGAGGTGTGAATTCTCCTTTTTCAAGATCAATTGAACCTTTTCCGTAAGCAGTTTCTAATGCTTCAGCCAATGCTTTTTCTTCTTGTTTTAATTCTTCTAAAAAAGCAAGTACACTTTCTCTTCTACTCTTTAGATTTAATTTTAATAATTCAATCTGACCTAATTCTTGTACAACTGCTTGGCTTTTTTGTTTTACTGCTTCAATTTGTTGTAACTCTTCTTGTGTTAATTTTTTGTTTTCCATGAAACTTATTTTTATGTTAATCGATTAATACTATAATATAGTAATTTATTCTTGAGTATCCAACACTACTTCTTCTCCTACTACTCCCTCTACAACTGGTGCGCTATATAAAGGACCTGTAATTGTTTTAGGTGCAACAAGTAGTGCAATTTGTGCTTCGATATTTGCTTGTAGTCTCTCTAACGTAGTAGGGCTTGTCTCTGCTCCTTCTGGCATTAGCGCCGGTGTTGTATTCATTATATCCTCTAACCATCCAATTGCTACTGGGTCTGATACTTCTTCCCAAGGTGTGAAGCTTTCGGGGTTTGGATTTCCAATAGCGGTTGCTCCATAAGTTTCAGCTGTTACACCGTTTTCGTCTGTACCTTTGTACCTCCAGTGAATTGTTTTAATTACGTTTTCTAAACCGTCTAGGTTTACTTCTCTCTCTACTGCAGAGATTGTCCAATTAAATGTTGTCATTTGTTTTTATTTGTTTTTATTATTACTCTTCACAAACGTCTAGGAATTCCTGATCAAAACCATCTCCTTTCCAGTACCTGATTATTGAATCGCCGGCGATATATACTGCATCTTTTACTCCCATAGTCATACCTTCGTCTTCGGCCAGTAGAGTAGCAAGACTGAAGTCTTCATTATCTATATAAAATACTTTTGTTTTTCCATTAATGAAATTCATACAAGCTTCTTTTGAATCACCATAAGATATTCCTACCATAATAGCAGTCGAACTTGATCTTTTTACTACATCTGTTCTCTCTCTAAATACTATATTTGATGCAAATGTTGCATCTGCTCCAATAGCGGCACGATCATCTCCTGTAACTGTTATTTTTTGATAAGATAGTATTTTATAAGGTAGAGTAAGTATTTCACCTGTGGTGAGTACGCGTACAGTACTTGTCTGAGTTTTATCTCTTAAATCGTAGTAGATTACTGCTTTGTCTTGTGTTGTAAACCGACTTTGTATTTCAACTAAAGCTTCTGTAGCTACTCCTTGACCTTCAATTGTATATGGCTCTATTTTCTCTTTCATCTTTACTTAAAAACAGTTAACTGCTACATTTCCATTACTTGTCAATACTGTTGAGGCTGAATTAATCTCCCATTCTTGGTATATATCAGCAGGAAATAATGGTTCATAATATAGGTATTCGTACCAGAGGTCTGTATAATTATACATTGGGTCGTAATATGCTCCATCAAACCTGTAGTATATCCCATCACTTCCTAAATAGATCTCCCAATAGTCATAGTTACAAGGATCTCCTGCAGCATAGTTATTAAGGTATGTATAAGTCACAGCACCGTATCCATAAAACTCACTTACAGCATCAGGAGTAGAAAATCCTGCTATTGAAGACATACTTCTTAGAGAGAATGGCGGGGCTGTTGCTAACTCTGTTGCTATTGTTGAGAAGCTTAATACTCCACTAGCTGGTAATGCCATTTACTTTACTTTTAATTTATTAGTTTATTCAGATGCCCAAGGAAGTCCTGGTGTTTTAATAGCCTTAGCGTCAATTTGTTTTTGTATTTGATCATTTACGTGTTCTTCGTAAGAACCTACAACAACAGCTTGAATCCATCCTAGTACAATTTCTTCTGTTAATTCTGTATATGGTACAAACGTTTCTGAATTAATTGTAGATTGCGGAAATGGTGTTGCTCCTGTAAATGTTGCTTCATTTCCGTTTTCATCAGTTCCTGTTTTTTCCCAATAGGTCTGTATAACTGCGTCTGTTACATCTCCTGTATCTACTGTTTTAACTCCTGTTACTTTCCAAGTATAAGTCATAATTTACTCTATTAGCTGTTTCTATTTTTTTATATAGTATCCTGTAGCTGAATCAATAGATCCTATTCCATATCTTTCAGTTAGTAATTCTTTAAACTGAATTTCTCTTGTGTTTAACTCCAGTAGGTTAAAGTAAGTCTCTTCAGTAATTTTTTCATTAGTAATTTCTGCAAGTTTCACTTCACCTAGCTTAATCAAATATTCAATTCTTTTTTTATAAAGAGTACTACTTACTCCTATTTCTTCTTCTGATAACCTAATTTGTTCATTCATGGTTTTGTATTCAATAATTTTTTTAAATTTCTACTGTCTAGTAAAGGTATTTTTGTTATTACATTACCTAATATGTTATAGTAGTATATTACATAGTTAAATTTATCTTTAATAAAATTATGCATTTCTTCTAAAATATCATACTGCATAGTCTCTCCTCTAATTTCCTTGTAGTTCCTAATATCTGAGTATTTGTTACAAGTTTCTTTTATACTCCTCTTTATAATTTCTATATTACTGAGGTTATATAATTTGCTTGGTACTTCCTTATGAGTTTCAGTATAGTAGATAACTAATATTTTATCATACTGTTTACTTAGTATTTCATAATTCAGATACTTACTATAATGTGTAACTAGGCATTTTAAAGTACCTGTTGAGTTTTTTATATTCTCTAAATACTTTAATGTAAGTCCTACTGGTTCACCTGATTGATCTAAATGCTCAGCTATAACAGATGGAACTATGGATATTATTTTACCTAATCTTCTAATTCGTCTACATATTATAAAATCCGGTGGTGCTATATCATCTCCATCCTCATGCCACTTAGGTAGGGGTATTATTTTTTTTACATCACTACCTGATAACAACATGCATCCATTTCCTACAAATCCTACATCTTGATAATTTTCAATTGCTAAATCATCAATAGAACATCCTTTCCAAGTCTCTTTCTTAAAACTTCCTACTATTCTTCTAGATGTTTCTACTTTCCGTACTGCTATTGTAGGCTCTACCCAAGTCTTATTAAAATAAATACCACTTGCTATTCCGCAATTATTAATACTCTGATAAGATTTTAATAAATCTTCTAAAGCATTAACTGGCGGTATTGTATCGTCATCTACAAAATGAACGTATGTTTCATTTTTTGCAGCATCTAATCCTATCTCAATATTCTCTAATGCAGCTCTATGTTTTTTTTCTGGGTCTTGTTGTCTTGTAAATGTTTCCCATTCATTCCAACTCAAATCAGAATAGCATTTTGAAACTCCTTTTATATAAGAAATGTTATTATATTTACTACTTAATTCTAACTCTTTAATTCTATCTTTTACCAATATTTCAAAGTCTGCATCGCATCCTAATACTATATACAGATTCACATCTATATTCTCAGGTACTTCTACATTTTTAAAATAACTTAGTAGAGGTGTTAATGAAAATTCTCTACCTATAATAACCGTTGCTATCCCGCAAGATGCATTACTCATAACATTTATTTTTTATTTTTTTAATTCTTTAATTTCTTTTTGCAATTCTTTTATAGCTTCAATTAATAAAGGTATAATTTTATCATATTGAACAGCTTTCATTCCACTTTCTCTAGTTTGAACTGCTTCTGGTATTACTAGTTCAATTTCTTGAGCAATAACTCCAACATCATGTCCTTTATTACCATGGAATGGTTCATCTTCTATCCAATCAAATTCAACTCCACTAATTTGAGATATTTTTTCTAATGGAGAATCTATTTTTACAATATTATTTTTCCATCTTTTATCTGAAGTAGAATAAGCTACTATATCATTTGAGGCTTCAAATCTACCGGCAGTATTGGTAGGTGTTATACCTAATCCCATAGCGCCACCAGCAGTAATCCAAACTCTATTTTGATCGTTTGTTCTAAGTATTAACGGAAAGTTCTGATAGTTACCAAAAAATGAATATTGTCCTGCTACATTCCAGCCAAGTATAGTATCATTTTTAAAAGTAGCTCCCTCAAGCATACGAAATGTTGTATTATATGATGTAACTGATGCATTATTATTTACTGAGAATTGCCCTAATGTATTATCAGTATTATTTACAGATACTTTTCCGTTGTCATGAATTGCCATTCTAGCAGTTCCAGCTGTTGAGAATCCTAATACATCTGCTGATATGTTATACATACCTGTATTGGTATCTCCTGTGAATGTGAATGTTGGCTCTCCTGCATAACCGTTCCCAGCTCGAACTTTTTCATATACTTCCAACTGAAATAATCTAGATGTACTTGCTGGATCTACATAATATGATGTGGTGCCAGTCTCGTAGAATATTGGTGCAGTGATTTGAGTTGTTGCTGCTAAAGTAGTTGCGTTTAATGTACCTGTGCTAGATTGAATAGTAACTGCTGCTGCAGAATACGCCTGAGTAGTTGTAGATCCAGCTCCCCATAAAACTGGGTATGCTGTTCCATCTGTTCTGTTAGGTGAGTATGCAATTACACCTGCAGTAGTAGCTGTACCTGCATTTCCTGTTATATTAATACCCCAGTTACCTGATGCTCCTGTTCCTGTTAGAGTCGGTGCGTATGAGTTATAGTTAGCACTGTTTAAGTAATATACCCAAGATCCAAAAGAACCTCCGGTTATATTTCTTGTTGCTAATTTATTTGCGTTATCCTCCCAACCCCATGCTACTTGTGTTCCCCAATAGTTTGACGCATTACTATGTCTCATATTTTGGTAGAACCACCAAGTATTTCCTGGACTGTTAGTTAAACTAGCTTGATCTCCTTGGTACCTAAAAGTATTTGCTGGTGTATTGTTAAAGTCTGTGTTTAAGTTTCCTGAGCTTCCTGCACTTAGAGCTGGTGCACTGAATTGTGTTCCAAATAATGTAGTTCCATCAAATGTTAAATTAGATGATCCTGCTGCAACGTTTGAACTATTTTTGTATACTACTTGGTTTGCTGATCCTGCTGCTGGCCCTGTTGCACCGGTTACCCCTACTGTTCCAGTAGCTCCACTTACACCTATTACCCCAGTTGCCCCAGATACCCCGACTACTCCTGTTGCTCCACTTACACCTATTACTCCAGTAGCTCCACTTACACCTACTACTCCGGTTGCACCACTTACTCCTATTACGCCTGTTGCTCCAGATACTCCTATTACGCCTGTTGCTCCAGATACTCCTATTACTCCAGTAGCTCCGCTTACTCCAATTGGTCCGGTTGCTCCTGTTACACCTATCGGTCCTGTAGCTCCGCTTACTCCGATTACTCCTGTTGCTCCTGTTACTGTTGGTGTTTGTGCAAAAGTCGCATAAGAAGCTGTACCAAATAACGAACCTGTTATGAAGGCTCGTGATC